GTCCAATACACAAAAAGTTTTTGGTTTGTGAAGACCCTGAACGATTTCTTCTGGAACACATTATCAAAGGTGATTCCTCGGATGGTGTTCCAAATATTCTTTCTGACAATGATGTGTTTGTGACAGATGGGAAACGACAAACGGGATGTGGAATCAAAAAGGTAAATCTTATTATTGAAGATATTAACAATTGGAATACCACAGACAATTGGCATAGAAATCATAATATGGTGGATTTAAATCAAGTACCTGACTGGGCAGAAGAACAAATATTGGCGGAATTTGATAAACCATCATCAAACGATAGAAGTAAATTATTCAATTACTTTGTATCAAATAAATTAAGTAAACTTATTGGAAGTATTACGGAGTTTTAAAATGGGAAGTAAGCGTAATAAACGCCGGAAAACTACTGATACTTATTATTATGAGGATGATGTCAGTGACATTAACCCTCGTAAGGGTACTCGCAAATTAGCCAGACGAAAAAATCGTCATAGAGAAAAATTAGACTGTAAAAATCTTTCTCAAGAAAATTGGGATGAGAATATGGAGGATTATTATGATAGGAATTAATCAATTGGAAAAGGGGTCAAAGGTATTCCACCGTGATTCCATAAATGGGGATAGAATTGTGATTGTTCGTGATTGGACAGAAGAACGAGAAGTTTTTGTTTTGATTGAATCAAGTACGCAAGACGAAGGGGACTGGGTCCATATTTCTGAATTGTACCCATATGCCGGTGAAGAAGAGGAGAACGAACTATGAATGAAAGTTACAGACATGCAATCGTAATGGTTGATGATGTTCCCATTGATATTCTTTTATCTGATGAAGAAATCAAGACAACATCCAAACGAGCAATAGAATTTTCTGAATACATCCCAAATAACAATCAATGTTGGCCTATTGGATGTCAAAAAACCAAATGTAGTTTATTGAAATGGATTATGGGTAAGTGTTGTGAATGCGGTGAGTGTGACAAATAGGCATTTATTGGATTTATGTTCAAAACTGGGCATAAAAAGTTTTGTGTAATATAGAAAAAACTTTAATGTTTTTTTCAAAATTGATATAGATAATTTATACGGAGATTTATAATGAATGATGATAATGTGAGAACCCGAAACCACCAGAAGAATTGGATTCAATCTCTTTTGAAAACAAAGGTATGTAAAGTTGTTTTCGAAAAAATTGATGGTTCTGAGAGAACAATGATTTGTACTCTAAAAGAAGATTTGCTTCCAACTCTTGTTGAAACAACAGCAATTAAAACACCAAATGAAAAGGTTATGCCTGTGTGGGATATCGAAGCACAATCATGGCGGTCGTTTCGTGTTGATAGCGTAATTGAATTTTCTGAATATGAAAAAATAGAAGGTTAAAATCAAATGTCCGATTCCCCTAAAGGTCCTCAAGAAGGCGATGCAAACGAAAAACTTACTATAGGAAGAGTTGGTTCTTTTTTAAAGTCTGCATGGTCTAAAGGTTCAAACGAAACCAAGACAGATGAAAAGACAAAACAACTTCGTGTTATTTCATGTCATGGTGATTCAAGTTTAGGTTTAGAATCACCATGTGAGTGGAGAAGAATGAGCGTCCATTCTGATGATGTTTATTATTGTGGGTTGTGTGGTTGTGGTGATAAACCAAAATCATGGTTGAATGGGCCACCGGACGCCTATACCAAACTGGATTACCCACATGTAGTCTGCCCATTGCAAATGCCTGGTTTTACTAACCACACACCATATGGTCAAGAAACTGAAGAATCTGCAAAGGTAAACCAATCACCACGAAAAATGAATATTGAGTTTACATTATTCAGTAAAGGTATTGATACGGAGCATCGTGGCGAAGTCGCCAATCCCGATGTTGAAATTACAGAAACGGTTGTCGAGGATGTTGAACAAATACCTAACAAATCAAACAAAGAAAAAGTAAACAGTCCTGAAATACCAACACAGGGGTGTAGTAAATGCGGAAGAAAAGCAAAACCAAAAAAGTGTAGTGGGTGTGGTGGTGACAATCTGGTTGACCCAAACCAACCACCACCAAGAGGCGTATTGCCTGAAGAAAGAATCAAAAATAACATTGACGAAGTACCACTTGGGTGATACAATACATGTTAACCAATCTTAAGGAGATTATTATATTATGACAGCAACAGCAACACAACTAACCCTTTCCCGTGATACACTAGATGTACTTAAGAATTTTGCCTCTATAAATTCTAACCTTCTAGTTTCTTCGGGAAATAAACTTACAACCATTTCACCAGTAAAGAATGTGATGGCAGAAGCAACTGTATCAGAAACATTTGACAGTGAATTTGGATTGTGGGATTTGAATAAATTCTTGGGAGTTATTTCTCTATTCACAAACCCTACATTTAATTTTTCGGACAAATATGTTATCATTGAAGAAAATGGGGCATCAGTTAAGTATTATTTTTCTGACCCATCTCTTCTGACTACAGTTAAGAAAACAATTAAAATGCCGGACCCAGTTATTAGTTTTGATTGGAAACCAAGTGTGTTTAGTGAAATGACCAAGGCGGCCGCCGTGCTTCAATTGCCCGATTTATGCATTCGCAATTCTGATACCGGCATCGAAGCGGTTGTTATTGACAAAGCAGACCCGACAAGTAACACATATTCAATCGAACTTCCAAATGTAACATACAGTTCATCTGCCGAATTTGAAATGTTTTTCAAAGTTGAAAATCTAAAATTGATGCCGGGTGAATATACTGTTAATATTACTGAAAAGGTTGTGAGTCAATTCGAACATAAAACAAAAAATCTTCGATATTGGATTGCACTAGAAGCAGATTCTAAGTACTCATCATAAAAAAAATGAAATACAATCGCACACTAATCACAGGCGGTAAAGGCCTTGTTGGGTCTGTGTTAAAGTCGGATTTCAAACCGACAATGCAGGATGTAGATTTATTAAAATTCGATTCTATCGTGAATTATATTACGGAGAATCAAATCGATTCTATCATTCATTGTGCCGCCAAAGTAGGTGGTATCAAAGCAAACGCAGAACACCTTGCAGATTTTTATACTGAAAACATTACAATGAATTCCAATCTTCTACAGGCCGCTCATCAGTGTGGTGTGGAGAAGGTTGTGTCGTTTATGTCCACATGTGTTTTTCCAGATGATGCGGTATATCCATTAACACCAGACCAAATTCATAATGGAGAACCCCACCCATCAAACTATGCATACGCATATGCGAAGAGGATGGTAGAGGTTCAAAGTAGAGCATATCGAGAACAGTATGATTGTAATTTTGTTACTGTTATTCCGTGTAACATTTATGGACCAAATGATAATTTTAATTTGGAGTCTGGACATGTGATTCCTTCCCTAATCCATAAATGTTATCTAGCAAATAATGACAATACGAATTTTGAAATTTGGGGTACAGGCAAAGCATACCGTGAGTTTATTTATTCAAACGATGTGGGATATATTGCCCAATGGGCTCTGGAAAATTATGATGACTCCGAACCACTTATCATCTCTCCTGATGAAGAAATTAATATTGCAATTATTGCTCAAGAAATTGCATGGAGAATGGGATTTGAAGGCAATATCATTTATAATCAAGAATTAGATGGGCAGATAAGAAAACCTTCTGATAATAGTAAATTGAAATCTCTTTTGCCTAACTTTAATTTTACGCCTATCGAAGAAGGACTACAGAAAAGTATTGATTGGTTTGTTGAAAATTATGATGAGGCAAGAAAATGAAAAAAGCACTAATTACGGGAATCAATGGGCAAGATGGGTCATACCTTGCAGAACTTCTTCTTGAAAAAGGATATGAAGTCCATGGTATTTTAAAAAGAAATTCTGTTGCAGAAAACCAAACATCAAGATTGAATAATATTTTCGATAAATTGCATCTGTACTATGGTGATTTGAATGATATATCATCATTGATTTCTATACTACAAAAAGTGAATCCCGATGAAGTTTATAGTTTGGCATCACAATCACATGTTCGCATCAGTTTTGACATTCCAATTTATACAGCATCAACAACTGGTTTGGGTATTTTAAATTTACTTGAAGCATGTCGATTGATTTGTCCCAAGACAAAGATTTATCAAGCATCTTCTTCTGAAATGTTTGGTAATGAAGTTGATGAAGACGGATTCCAGAGAGAAACAACACGAATGAACCCCGTGAGTCCTTACGGCTGTGCGAAGGTTTTTGCTTATAATATTGCCAGAAATTATCGTAACTCTTATGATATGTTTGTTTCAAATGGTATATTATTTAATCACGAATCACCGAGGCGAGGATCAAATTTTGTAACAAGCAAAATTGTTAAGGGTGCAGTGGCAATTAAAACAGGCAAACAAAATGAATTGAGATTGGGCAATTTGGATGCAACAAGGGATTGGGGCCATGCGAAAGATTATGTAGAAGCGATGTGGATGATTTTGCAACAAGATACTCCAAACGATTTTGTTTGTGCAACGGGAATATCACATTCTGTAAGAGATTTTTGTGAATATACTTTCAAAAAATTAGGAATGAACTATAATGATTATGTAACGATTGACCCGAAATATTTTCGGCCAGAAGAATTGAAAGACCTCAAAGGAGATTCCACAAAAATTCGGACAGAATTGGGATGGAATCCTGAATATACCTTTGAATCAATGGTTGATGAAATGATTCAGAAAGAATATGTGGATTATATTCATCCACATGTTCCGTATGATAATGTGAAATAAAAAATTAAGGAATTATTATGAGTAGTGAATACTTGTGGGTTGAAAAATATCGCCCACGGAATATAGATGATTGCATCTTGCCGGCATCTATCAAAAAAACATTTAATGATATGATACAGGCCAATGAGGCCCAAAATCTTTTGTTATCAGGTGGTGCAGGTTGTGGAAAGACCACAGTTGCCAGAGCATTATGCACCGAATTGGATACAGATTATATTATCATTAACTGTTCAGAAGATGGTAACATTGATACTCTGCGAACAAAGATTCGAAACTTTGCCAGCACTGTTTCGATTTCTGGTTCTAAAAAGGTTGTCATTCTTGATGAGTTTGATTACTCAAATGCACAATCAACACAACCCGCACTGCGTGGATTTATCGAAGAGTTTTCAAAGAACTGTCGGTTTATATTGACTTGCAATTTCAAGAATCGAATCATTGAACCCCTACATTCTAGATGTACAAACATTGAATTTAAAATTCCGAATGCAGAAAAACCAATACTTGCAGTACAACTGTTGGAAAGAATGAAATACATTCTTGTAACCCAAAATATTAAATATGAAGAACCAGTTGTTGCACAATTGGTAACACGACATTTTCCTGATTTTCGTAGAATTATAAATGAACTGCAACGATATTCAGTAGCGGGCGTAATTGACAATGGAATATTATCCAATCTTGGTGACATTCAATTAGATACCCTTGTATCTTCTATGAAGAAAAAAGAATTCACATTGGTTAGAAAATGGGTGGTTGATAATTTAGACAACGACCAAACTAGAGTGTTTCGTAGAATTTATGATGGGTTATATGAATCGTTTGAATCATCTTCGATTCCGGCAGCCATTTTAATTCTTGCTGATTATCAAGATAAGGCGTCCCGTGTTGCAGACCAAGAAATTAACCTCACAGCATGTCTCACGGAACTAATGATGGAGTGTACCTTTAAATGATGGATTTGATATTCAACAATCAAGAATATCTTTTCTACTTAATTGCGGTAATGATTATTGGTGGAATCATTCGTGACCACTATTACTTAGCAGACATTTTTGGGTTGATTCTTCGAAAGATTAAATCTAAAAGATTGTTACTTAGTTTAGTTTCTCTTTTTGGTGGTGTGTTACCAATCCCCGGCCGTGTGACAACATCTGCCGGTGTCCTAGATTCTTTAGCACCACCGAAGGGTGAGTGTGCTACATGTAGACACAAGTTTGGTATTATTGATTACCTTGCAACCCACCATTATTATTTGTGGTCACCACTAGAGAAAACTATTATCATTCCTATGGCGGCCCTTGGGTTGTCATACGGTGCGGTGTTGGGATATACATGGCCTATTCTAGCGGCAAGTTTGATGTATATCATTTACTATATTGCATTCAAAATCAAAGAGAAAGATATTCAGTTGGGTGTAGACCCAACATTGTTTATTGATATACCCAGACTTTTCTATGGTGCATTACCTCTATTCATAGGCATTGCTTCCATCACACCGTGGGTTGGAATTGCCCCGCAATATGCTTTTAGTGTGTTGGCACTTTATTATATTATAATTTCTAAGACATTTGTTTGGGGTGATATCACACACTATATTAAGTGGCCGTTGGTATTAACATTGGCAGTTGTAATCATTGCATCTAATTTTGCGAAGGGTTATTACGGGGAGATTGAAATTTTCCTACAGAACAATCCAGGACTTGATATCCATAATCCGGCGGGGTTTGCTCTGATTTCAATCGCCGCATTTACATCGGCCTTCTGTTTGGGTTCATCTGCTAAGTTCGCCGGCCTTGTGGTAATTCTTTCTTCGGTCTACGGAATGGAATATTTTACATGGTTCTTTGCATTGGAATATTGTGGGTATCTCATAAGTCCAATGCACAAATGTGTTCATATTGGTCGAATGTATTTCAATACTCCGTGGTCAGATTATGCGAAGGCATTGGGAATTTGGGCTGTACTTATCTTGTGCGCCGGAGTATACTCTTTAGCATGAAACTATTCGATTACATCAACGCAATCAACAGCACAAAGAAGCCTCTTCTTGACACCGAAGATGACCAGGCCGAGAAGAAATATGTGCCATTTTTTGTAAACAAAACACTATCATTCTTCCCAGACACAATCCTTCAGGCAAATGAAATCAATATGCGTGGCCATTTAGATAAAAAGATGCAGTTTGATTATTTACTACATAGTATTAGACCTCGAAAGAGATATAGTAAATGGTTAAAGAAGAAACCAGTCCAGGATTTAGATATAATAAAACAATATTATGGGTACTCAAATAAAAAGGCTTTGGAGGTGTTGGATATTCTAACACATGAGCAGGTGAGTGAATTGAAATTAAAACTGGGCGGTGAACATAATGATTAAACTGCAAGGAGCCGCAAATGGAAAATGTACAAATTGGGATTGATGACTTAGTTGAAGTCATATTCGATGAACCCGACAATTTCTTGAAAATTAAAGAAACCCTAACTCGTATAGGGGTATCTTCGAGAAAGTCCAACAAATTATACCAATCATGCCACATCCTCCATAAGAGAGGAAAATATTACATCGTACACTTTAAAGAATTATTTTCTCTTGATGGATTATCAACCGATTTGAGTGTTAGTGATATCGGCCGCCGAAACACTATTGCTTCCTTGTTAAATGAATGGGGATTGTTAGAAATTGTTGACCCCGATGTGGTGGTTGAACCTAGAGTTTCTATGAGTCAAATTAAGATTTTATCATATAAAGACAAGGATGAATGGGAATTGATTCCTAAATATCATATCGGTAAAGGATAATTTATAATGAAAATAGACCTTCGTGAAATCCAATCATATTGGATTAATCTTGATAATGAAACAGGTCAGGCAACCAGAATCTCAAAAATGTGTGACGATTTAGAACTAAACCATGAACGGTTTAGGGCAATCAAAAAGTCGCCAGGCATTGTCGGTTGCGGATACTCACACATCTCATGTTGGCATTTGGCAAGGAAAGATTTGCCTTGCTTAATATTTGAAGATGATGCAAGTAGGACAGATGCTCCATTCACACCAATCATAGAAGTCCCAGACGAATGTTCAGCATTGTATTTGGGAATTAGTCATGCAGGTGTCGGCACACAAGGTGGTTATGATAGTGTTCGTGCCAGTAAATACAATGATGATTTTATTCAACTACACAATATGCTGTGTCTTCACGCCGTGGTTTTTATTAACCCCGAATATATGAAGAGATGTATATCTGTTGCAGAAGATTTTGTATATAATCGTGATGTTCCTATTGATTGTGCCCCCGCAGAACTGCATAAAGAATTTTTAATTTTAACACCTAACGAACCACTCTTTTATCAGGCCGACCCCGAACAAAAAGCAAAATTT